CCCGACCCCGACCCCGACCACGACCGCGACCGCGACCCCGACCGCGACCAAGATCTGTATTTACGGCGCTTATTTATCACTTTCCCACCCCCCAAGACTCTATCGCCTGTCGCATGACCCTCCAAGTACCCTTCAGTGGCTGTGCATCTTTCCAGTCGTCTGCCAGAAGCTCACCGGTTTCGTAAACGATTTTAACCTCAGACAATTCAAGGTGGTCGTCATTGACCCCAACTAATCGACCAGTGTAGATGTACACCCCACACCAAATCTGAATGGACTCCCCCAACATTGCCTCAAATCCACCGTCCGTGCTATCAACTATACGTTTCATAAATTCTCCTTTCTGTGAATCTCATTCCCCGGCCTCCTTCCCTTCGCACGCGGCAACCAACCATTCGATTCTACGCCGCCGGTCCTCGTGGCCCCACCAATCGAGATGTATGAGTGTCTCTTTTACAGACAACAGAAGCATCTCGGCGTTTGTGTGCAGCGGGCAGAATTGAATCTCTGCTTCCATGGGTATGTTTTGTACTGGGATTATATAGCCATATCCACTTGGTTTAATCCGGCAGCTGCAGTTCACTCCGGCACCCTAACCCTCATCCCCTGCACCGTCTTCCCCCCAAATTTCGTCTTCGCCGTAAACAATATGATCTTCTTGCCCACCCAATCATTTGTCTCGTCCCCAAACGCATCCGCCAACACCCCCGCATTCGTCTTATTGAGCACCAACCCCTGCTCCAGCTCAACAAAAAACAAGACCGGCTTCTCCTCCCTCTCCGGCCCCACCTTATCCATCTTGACATCCGTAATCGTCAACAACTGCTCCTGTTTAATCTTATCAGCCTTAAGGTACGCCGACAACCACTTATCAATCTTCATTACTGTAACCTCTTCAACTTCCGCCGAAACTCTTGAGTCTCGGCATCCTTCCTTTCCAATATCAACTGAACATTCTTTAACTGTGCCGTCACAGCATTGAGCTTCTGCTCAAGAAAATCCACCGTCTGCCGAATCTCCTCGACAGTATTCGCCAGCTTCGCCCCCTCCTCCTCCAGCCGTAAAACGGCGTCCTGCCATCCCTCCCGACTAATCTTCTGCTCCGGCTCTCTCGGCATGTCCCACCAACCTAATCTCCGGCACCTCGATCAATCCTTTCACCCTCGTCGCCGGATAACACTTCGGGTAAAAAGAACAAACTTCAAGCTGACACCAATAACACTCCGGCGCACATTTCTGCCAATTCCCGGTCTTCTCCGCCTCCCAAAACGCTTGAATCGTATCCGCCACCCAGGTCAGAGTCTTCTCCCTATGCACGCTTGTCGTCTTCGGAATCGGTGTAATCTTCGTCGTCGACCTCTGCCTCCCCCCATTAACAAAACAAATCACCTTCCCTGTCTTACAATCGCTCCCCCACTTATAAATCTCAAATTGAAAAGACCGGGCCGCATCCCCCGGATAAATCGGACGCTTCCCGGTCTTATAATCAACCACCATTTTCTCGTCGTCCTCTCCCACCCAGCTAAGAGTATCGACGTACCCCAAAAACTCCACCTCCTGGCCGCCCACCACCATCGTCATATCAAACCTGGCCTCAACCGTCCCCTCCACCGGCCTCACCAAATCCCTCTCCCCGCTCTCCCAGAACGAAGTCAACTGTCCCGCATGTTCCACCAAAAACGAGTCCACATCCGCCTTTTCCTCGAGCTCCTTCTGTTCCTCATTCAGTGAATCCGCCGCCCTCTCCAGCACCTGCCGCATCGTCGGACTCTTCCCCGCCAGCTTCTCAAGGTTATCAAACTCCTGCCCCGCATGTTTCGCCCTCCCCTCCAAAAAGAACACCGGATTCTCCCTCAACCCCTGCACATACCGATAATACGCCTTCTTCGCGCACTTCGAAAACGTGCTCAACTTCGAAAACGAGAACAGCTTCGAAACCTTATACTGGCCTATATCCATACTGATCTCTCAACATATCCCCCGCTTGCACAATCGTCGTAACCCGAGTATCCCACCCATGATCCCAAATCAGGTGAGAATACGCCCGAAACGTCTCTTCCTTATTCAAGCTCCCCTTCTCCTCCTGCCCCCACGGCACCCGGTCTTGAAAATCCTTCCACACCTCCCGAAACAACTGAAACAACTCCTGCTGTAACACCGTATACGACGATCTCAAAGTGTGAACCTCAGGCGTCAACTTCACATATCTCCTCGCCACCAACTCCCCCGCGTCCACCTCCGGCCCAATCAAATGTATCGCCACCCCCTTATACGTCCGATCCATCCACGAGAAAAAATTCGGCTGCACCCCCCTATTCCACGGCAGCGCACTGGGATGCAAATTTATCGCCCTCCCCTGAAACTCCTCACAAATCTCCGGCGAAAGAATATGCCTATACCTATGCGACACAATAAAATCCGCATACTTCTCCGCCCCCGGCTGTAGCCTCTCCCACAAAAACGTCACCTTTTCCCCGATACCCTTCAGGTACTCGTAAACCGGTGTAAACCCCACCTCAGGCGGCGGCCCCAGCACCAGCACATTCATTCTACCTGCCCCCTCACACTCTCCGACAACGCCCTCCTCTTCCGCTCGAGCGCCTCCCTTTCCTTTACCTCTTTCTCCTCCTTAAACCTAACCACCTCTTCCTTAAGCAGAAAAGTCCCGATCTTACTCCGATAAACCGCTAACTTCCCCTGTTTCACATACTTCGACAACGTCTGCCGGCTCACCCCCACCAAAAACGCAGCCGCCGCCACATTCACGAACCTATCAAGCTCCTGTGTAAATTGTTGCTCCGATTCCATTCATGATCTCCTCTGCCTTCGACATAATCGTCTGCGCCTCCCCCCTTGTCATCCCCGGATAACACGGCAACGTCAACCACGGAAGACAAGGAAAATTCCAGGCGCTCGCAATCCCCGCCTCTTCAAAAATCTTCTGCACAGTCTCCAATTTACACGGATTACATCCAATCTGAAACAAATAAGGAATTTCCTGCTCCTTCACCAAAACCCCCCTCACATACGCCTCTCCCCCTAGCATTCCCCAGCTCTCCGCTATCGCCCCCTTATAACTCTCGAAATGCTCCAGTGCTTCCCGGTTCAGCGCCGCCTGCACATCGGTCATCCCCGCCTTTCTCCCCCCATTAAACCTCATCGGCGCAACCGATCCCCTCCTCCACCTTGGCCCGAACCCACAATGCACCAGTGTCTCGAGCCTTCTCGCATCATTTAAATCCTTACAAAAAACCACGCCCCCCTCCGCCCCCGGCACTAACTTTGTCGGATAAAAGCTCGCGAACTGGAACCGATAAGCTCGATCTCCGTCTCTCCTGGCTTCCCAGGAATGACAGATATCAACCACAGCGACAGATCCTCCGAATCGTCGATCGTCATCCAAAAAGCAATCTTTCCCCCCATAACCCCCGACGTCTGTAAAGATAGCGCAATCGGCCATTTGAATGGGAGTTCTTGCAAGTCCCGCATGACATACAGTCGAATAAATTCCCCCAAATGTTTCCCTAACCCAGCACTTTGAAAAGCCTTCATACTTCACCAAATCCAAAATCGCCTGACACCCGGCCGTCGCCGAACTTGTCAAAACCAAACAATCCTGTTCCCAATTGAACTTCTCCGCGACCGCTCCCTTCAATCGCTCCCCCTCCTCCCCAGTCGTCAACCACCCGCTCTCCAGCACCCCCGTCAAATACTTCCCCCTCAGCTTCGGCGGTTTAAATAGCGGGATCACCCTATCACCTGCCCCTCTTTCGCGAACGCCGACAAATCCCAAATCTCCGTCGACAACGACTTATGATCCTGCAACAGCGTCGGCATCCTATAATTCCTCAAATCCGCCGAATCATGTTCCACGATACTCCCTTGCCCCAGCACCTTCTGGATATTCGCCGCAACCACGTCCAAACTCATATTGAACGAGCAAACCGGTATCGGAAAATCCCAGGTCCCCGAATGCACCAGCCCCGCCAACCACGTCGTCAAACAATCGATATGCACCCACGGCCTCCACAACTTCTGCCTCGGCGCCGTAATCTCCCCCCTATCAACGCAATCCTTGACCATTTTGTTAAACGGCAAATCCCACCTCATCCCCCCATACCGATTCTCCCCGAACACGGTCCCGAACCGAGCAACTATCCTCGACCTCGGCCTTACCCCTCTTGAAACCTTCTCGAACTTGAGCTTGCTTTCCGAATACGGCAAATCCAGCCCCGCCCTCAGCGACAAAATGCTAGCCGAGCTCGCCTGAATAAACCGCGCCTTCACGGCGCTATGAATTCTGAACGGCGCCCAGCAATTCACCTCAAACGTCCTCGCTTTCGGCGCCTCCGTGCTATTCTCCTTACTAACTCCCGCCAAATTATAAATCACCTCCGGCTGAAACTCTTGAATCCGCGAGATTGTTTCTGGCCGACAGATATCCTCGTCCTCCCCGTTCTTGACATCCAGCCCCAGGATCTCGTGCTCGCTCGCCGCCAGCTTACGCACCAGGTAGGTCCCAATATAACCCTCACTGCCCGTCACAACAATCCGCGCCATTGTTTCTCTTCACTCCACTTTTGACCGGACTGCCACACCTTACCACCCCTGCCCTTCCCCTGCAACCACAAAAAAGCGGAGCCCAAAAATCTACGCAATCTCAGGACTCCGCTACACTTACGAAAAACCTAACCAGGAATTTGACAAACTTCTACCCACTTCCCATCAATTAGCTTTTCGATTGTAATCGCGTCCTCATAGGGCATACCGTCTTCTACTGACATCCTGCTCAACCAAAATCTATACTCCTCTGTCTCAAGTTTAAGGTCGTCGAAGTGTCCTTTCATCAATGTAGGAAGTCCTTCAAGGTCTTTCCTGCGCAACAACCGATTTTCCGCTAAACCGAGATAGTACTTTGTATCCATTTTAACCTCCGATCATGCATACCACTCCCCACCCCGCCATCACAAAAACCCCCACCCACAAAAACCAAGCAATCGCTTCCCAAAACGTGCGACACCACAAACTCATTTTTCCTCTCTCCTTTCTCTAAGGATCTCTTCCTGAACCCTCTCCTCGACCCTTGCCGCCTTCCCCTCCCCGCAACAACACGGCCCCTGCCGCCACTTAACCCCCGACCCATCTAATACCTCACAGGTGTGGAATAACCCATCACACCTTACCCTATGCTCCCCACCCTGGTAAATCACCCGATCTACTTTTCTCACGCTTACCGTCCTTTCATTTGTAGTCATCAATAGAACCATCTGTAAACGGATGGTTCTTTGTTACCCTTTCAGCATTCAAATCCTGCCCAAACGTGTTTTCTGGTATAGGTAACCCATATACCAGATAGCGAACCTTTCCAAATTCCTTGACTTTTCGTACCCCATAGTCGATGCGAAATTCTTTCGCCATTGCGACGGCGCAATTATAGGCTTCATGGTAGTCATCAAACGCTCGCACCTCTCACCGCCTTTCATAACCCTCGGGCCAAATAGTGATTTCCACACCGCCCAAAAAGATCCCTCGGTCGGAATACCCACCTTGTTGCTTACAACCTGCCTGGTCTCTTTGAAGGCACAGAATTGCTCCGGCAAAAGTCCGATGCTTGTGATGGCATCTTCCTCGCACTGAACCTTCGGTGTAGTAATAGGGGCCGGTGATTTTTTCGACCTCCCCCGCTCCTTCAATACTCGTAATGTGCTCTATCATGTCTCACCGCCTTTCCTTGGCCGTTAACGGGATCCCAGATGACTCCAAGGTTTTTCGCCGAACATTTCCAGTTGGGTCATTTGGGCAAATCCAATCCTCAATAGAATCCGCCCATTCTGAGTGAATCCAGTGAACGCCTATGTCTTCACAGTAGACACAAGGACATCGACACTCCAGGTAATCGGGAGGAAGGTTGCTTTCCATGTTCACCGCCTTTCATTCTGTTTCCGGAGGAAGCAAATCACTAACCTCGATGGCTCGATTGCCGATACAGGTAAGGTGGTTCGGAACCACAAGAATACTCGGAGTCGATGCAACATCTTCACACTCTTCGGCGTCGCCCATGAAGATACAATGAGCGAACCTGTACCCAGTTTCTTTGACTTCCCATTCTCGCAAAACGCACCACTCATACGTTTTTAGTTTTTCATACTCCTCAGGAGATATCCGGACATCGCAAGAATTTGTTTCTTCCATAGCCGTCCTTTCATGCTCTAACCCATCCGCGCTTCAATAGCTTTTCCCAGTGCCCGTAATTCCACCGACATTCAAACCGTTTTGATGGTGTGGGGATCGGAGTCTTTTCGGTTTTGGCGGGAGTTGTTTTCCCACCATTTTCGAGCCGGAACTTAAGCGGTCGAAAACAATCTCGGTTTACTTCCTGGTAAATACCATCTCTCCAATACTCTACGTCAATCGGCAGGTCCCGGCCCCAATTGTAGGTTATATCTCGGGAACGTACACCCAATGGCCAGTATGTATGAACCATGAATGGTTCGGAATAACTTGGCTCCGACTCCAGCACAAAAGCCCATCCGTCAACGTCAATCACTTTTCCGGTTCTCAACATGTCTCACTGCCTTTCATAAAGATTCCGAACCTGGTTTAACAAACCAAATTTCTTCACCGTTATCGGTAGTCACAAGATAAGAAGCTCCAGTGAAAAGTACGCATACCTCAGAGGGAATTCCCTTATCTACAGCCAAAATAGTAGAAAACCAGTAGGCGGCTTTCTCGGGATCTTCGCTTAGAATAGTCTTGAGAATCATTTGAACCGTCCTTTCCTTGGCCTCATCAGTAAACGCTTCACGTCTATACGCCCCGAAGGGCGTTTTGGCCTTATCTGTATCGATAACCATTGATGGCGTTCTTGCCTTCGGTGGTAATTTGCACGGAACCTGCTTTGTTGCGCTTCAACAGCTTCCTGCCCACCAAAGTATCCACCATTTCCACGGTCGCGCCGATCCTTGCCAGCTCCTGCTTCCGGTAGGAGCTGATAATCCCCTGATAGATGGACAAGATCCCCTTTTCCAGCTCAGTAGTCTCTTCTGGAGCTGGTAGCAATTTCTGGATGTTCTCCGGGTGGACAACAATCGTCGCCCAAGTGGAATGACCGATTGAACCAAGAATAACCGCGCCATTGATTGGAATTTTGTGCGAGGAACCATCAAGATCTACCTGATTATGTGGATTGAACATGTTCGCCCCACCCCAAGATCCCCAGATGGTTTTCCTCTCCCCTGTACCAAGGTTAAGGATAATGGCGAAGGCCTTAGCACCCTCGCCACTAAACACGTTAATTTGCGTTTCCGTTTTCCCTTCCACGGAAACATCTTTTCGGTGGTATGAAACCGAATCTAACGCCCGTTGAAGACAATCTGGCAATTCCTTTGTTCTGACGTGCATAAAAACCTCCTTCCTGCTATGGCCTATCACCCCGGCCCTAAAAAATCATGCCTCTCAATAAATACCTCCGAAACAAGGCCTCTGCAACAATTTTTTTACAGATTTTTATTTCGCGCGCGTCAACTCCTGATAACATGACAAAATACGTCACAAAAAAATTTTCTCTCTGTCCTATTTCTGGGATCATTTTTCGCCATTTCACGGGGGCATACTCTCAGTCTTTTTCGCCAGGAGCTCAGTGTGTGACCGTCCAGCCGGGCGACAGGATTTAGTTTCTGCCGGTCCATGCCGTGCGCCAGCCCACTCAAGCGCCAGGCGTCGACAAGCCCGCTCCCATACCCGGTCACACTTCCTATAAGTGTGTCTTCTCCAGCAACGGCGGTCACTTAGGCCGCGCGCGTCCCTTAGGGCAGGGGTATATACCGCGTGTGAGAGCGCGCACTATACCCCCCACCCCCCCGGCCGGCGCACCTTTAATAATACTGCAACCCCTAACAGGCGGGAAAAAAGGACAAATCCGCACCCCCCTTTGCCCCCGAGTACCGGTCGTTGCCGTGCTCCATCGCGCCCCGAGCAAGGCGCTGACCAAACCAGGAGTCGAGCAAGGCGCTGACCAAACCAGGAGTCGAGCAAACCAGGAGTCGAGCAAACCAGCACATGCCGTGCTCCATCGCGCCCCGAGCAAGGCGCTGACTATGCGTCCTGAGCAAGGCGCTGACCAAACCAGGCGCTGACCAAACCAGGCGTTGACTGGTCATAGGGTGGTCCTGGGGTGACCATGGGGTGGTCCTGGGGTGACCATGAGGCGGTAATGGGGTGGTCCTGGGCTGGGCTGGGCTGGGCTGAGTTGCCCCCGCAAGCAGGAGTGGGGAAATTTCCATTGGTTATTTTGCAGATTTGGTAATTTTTTGGGGTGGGGAGGGGAAAAATTGGAATTTTTACGGAATTGAGCTACGGAAACGGGGGAGAAAGTTTTTCATAAGTTAAGGGGATTTTAGTTGCGGGGAATGTAACATTTACCATGGTGTTAATAGCAAAAAATCGCCCCCCTCAAGTCCACGTACCGTTTTGTTTTATGATTTCATGAAAATCGTCGGGGGAGAAATTCAAGTTTTCCCCTTGCTCTTAGAGATGTATCAGTTATGTTATATATATAAAATAAATTTGACACTTAATATGGCTGGGTACCCCTATGTTTCCCCCAGCGAATAGTATGCCTTGAGAAAGAATTAAGGAGGCGCGATTTTTTCGCAGTTAATATATGGAGTTTAAGCATAAGTTCAAGCTCGACCTCGAGCACCATATCAAGGAAATCTCTTCTCTTTTCCCCTTCTTCCGGGAATCTCTGGGTCTCACCCAAGATGAGGCTGCTAAATTGCTCGGAATTACCCGAGTTACTCTGTCCCGCTGGGAAACTGGCCTGATTCCAGATAATATGGCCCGTTTACGTGCTGTAGAAGACTTCCTTATACAAAACTTCCCTTCTTCTGCCAAAAGTTAACCTTCTGTTATCACCACTATTGGTGTAATACTCTTTTTTCCCAAATTTCTCTTGAAAAATTCCTCTCCTCTTCCTATTTTCCCCTCCTATGGTGAAGTCTCACCCTCAGAGAGAAGTGAAGAATACTCTCCATTCCCTATATTCCCCAAAACTAAAAGAGTCTTCACCATCTATCTCTGGGCCGGGTGCGCTCATCTTCCTAACTCCACCCGGCCCTCTTTTCTCTTTTTCTTCTTTTGGGCGCGCCTTTTCTTCTTTTTCTCTTCCTGCTTCTCGCCCTCGCCCTGTCGCTGGCCGCAGTGCGGCACTCAATTTGGCTTTGTCACTGCCCGGAGCACGCTGGGGCGATGAGTGAGCATACGTCACGCCGGGCTTTGCCAAGGTCCTCTCCCGGAGAGGAGGAGACCGATGGGTGAGCCGCGGCCCTCCTTCCCCGCTGCGCTCTACGAAGGTGAGACCCGGCTGGACTGGGCTGAGCGCTTCTATGCTGGCGTCATCCCCAAAGGTCTCCTCACCCGCAAAGACGACGATTCCCTCTGGATAGCCCCCAACGGCTGCCCTCCCCAAAGAATCTCCACCCTCGACGAATTCATCGGCCGCATGGACTCAATCTACAATGTCATCAAAGTCAAAAAACTCAAAGGCGGAGAATCCCGAGAAATCCCCTCTGTCCTGCCCCGAATCGACTCTCTTTCTCTCTTCTACTCCGAAGCCCGCTCCCTACTACCCGAACTCAAAGCCCACCTCTACGAGCCGGCGGTCTTCTTCAAAGGAGGCAAACCTCGTGTCACCCCGCCCGGCTTCGACCCTGAAACAGGCATTTTCTACCATGTTCCGCCGGATGAGGACCCTATTGAGCCCATCTCCGGCACCCGCCACCTCGAGGAATGCTTCTCCGCCGTCCCCTTCGAAAAAGAGCTCTACCGAAACAACCTCTTCGCCTGGCTTCTTGGTGGAGTATTCTTCGACGACCGAAACGACCCCCCTATGCTCGCTATTACCGGCAACCAGCGTGGAGTCGGCAAATCAAAAACACAGGAATCCGTCGGCTATCTTCTCACAGGCCAGTACCCCTGCGCCGTCGACCACACATCTGACGAATTCGACAAACAACTTTCCGCTCGTTTTCGCGAAGGCCAGCGGTTCATCTCATTTGATAACATTGTTACAGGATCGGGCCGCGCTTATCGAAACGACCGTCTCGCTCGAATGCTCACCCAAGGCTGGTCCAAAAGAGTCCGCCTCCTTGGTCATAGTCGAACCGTGGAACAAAAGGGAGTCCTTTTTGCAATCAACGCCAACGACTGTAGTTTGGACGCCGATCTTTCTTCTCGAGCCCTTCCAGTCAAACTTTATCGACTACAACCCCAACCCATGGTCCCCTTCTGCCACGACTACGTCCGAAAGTATCGTCGAGAAATCTACGGAGAACTCCTGAACATCGCCCTCCGCGACCCCGTCCCGGTCCCCATAACCCTCTACCCCTACTACCGCTATCGCCGCTGGCTCGACCTCGTCTACCACCCAATCCAGGCTATCTTCGGCGAACTCGCCATCGACGAAATGATGGAACTCGACAACGCCATAATCGACCTCTACTCCTGGGGAAACGACCAACCCGACGACTTCACCTTCGACGCCAAAGAACTCTACGACCACATGGAAACCCAAGCCCACCGCTTCATGGGCCTCCACGAATTCTTCGATAATATAAGGTCCAACACCACCCGCTCCCGCAGCATGACCCGCTGGCTAAACCAACACTCCGGCAAAACCTACACCATCTCCGGCGTCTCCCTCCGCCTCGTCTGCTCCACCCCTGGCAACAACCACACCCCACCCCGCTTCCGATTTGAAAGACTTGACAACGAGGGTAACAATGATACTATATAAACAGAATGACAACCATAGGCGACCTCAACCAAATCGAGTGCCCGCACTGCGGTCAACTCATCTTCAACCTCTGGGAAGGCCTCCTGGAGGAATGCCCTCATTGTCGCCGCCCCTTCCACCTCACCCTCTCGGAGACCCTGGATGTTCTAATCTCGGAGCCTGTCACGAACTAAGGGGGTCCCATGATCCCTAAACCATTTTTTGACCCGGACTACCCGGTTACCACCCTCCAATCCGACTGGGAGCTCCGCCGTGTCCTCGAGATCTTCAAAAAGCTGTCTCCCACCCGCATTATCGAAATCGGCTGCGAATTCGGCGGAACTCTCTACCAATGGCTCAAACACGCCCCTCCCAAATCCACAATCGTAGTGGTCGACATAATGCCGGTCTCCCCCTACTTCCACTCCTTCGCCAAAAAGTTCGACCAAAACCTCCACATTATCGCCGGCGACTCCAATAACTCCCAAACCGTCGAAACCGTCCGTGGAATCCTCCCCTCTGTTCAATTCCTCCTGATCGACGGCGACCACCACTACTCCTTCACCAAAAAAGACTGGGAACTCTGGCACCCCCTCGTTGAACCCGGGGGAATCATAATGTTCCACGACATCGCCGCAATAGGTCCCAATCCGGATAATTGCGCTCGCGAGTTCTGGCTTGAACTCAAAAACTCCACACACCACAAGACCGAAGAAATAATCGAAAATCCGGAGCAGACCCACTATGGAACTGGCCTCGTCTATATCGAATAATGTCTGGCCCCACGTATTTCATTTCCCAGACCTCGACCTCCCCAAGGTCGTCGCCATAGACACTGAGACCACCCCCTTCAACCCCCCCGTCTACGCCTGGAGCGGAAAAACCCGCATCGCCCCCTTTGGAGGACACGACCTTGTACTCGCCTCTATCGCCGGAGAAGGCGCTTGCAGTATTTGGCATCGCGATAATCTGCTGCCTGAGCTTGAACGCCTACTTGAAGACTCTTATCTCCTCATATTCTTCAACGCGGCCTTTGACGTCCCCGTCCTCGAAAAAGCCTATCCCCACCTGGGAAGAGTTCTGCGCCAAGCCGTCGACGACCAACGAATCCGCGATTCTCAGCTTTTGGAAGTTCTTATCCAAATTGCAGACGGACGCCGCACCAGCACCCAACGAAAACTCATCTCCCTTCCCAACCTGCAATACACCGCCTACAAACGCGCCGGAATGGACATCTCAAAAGATAGTACCCTCCGCACCGGCTTCGCCCCTTTCCTGGACTCTTCAAAGCCCGTACCCGCAAGATTCTTACACTACGCAAGCCAAGATGCTGTGGCAACGTACCGCGTCTACCAAAGCCAACTCCGCACCGCCCAACACCTAATCCAAATCACCCGCTGCCCCTACCCCGTCTTCAAAGATGCCGAAAAACGCTTCGGAGTCCTATCCGAGAACATCCAGGTCAAGGGCGCCCTATCCCTGGCCTGGCTTGAGCAGTTCCCCGCCCTCACCGATCAAGCAATGGCGATCACCCTCCGCACCAAGCTCGAAAAGGAGGCCACCCGCTTCGAAGACGCCCTGTGTAAATACGACTTCGCCCACCGCACCAAAAAACTCGACCGCTTCCGCCTCAAACAAAAAAAGCTCCGCGAAATCCTCGAAGCCTACGCCAAAGAAACCTCCCTCGAAGTCGAGCGCACCGCCACCGGCCTCCTCAGCCTCGAATACGACTTCTGGTCAAAACACTTCCCAAAAATAGGAAAGGACCTCTATGCCAACCCACAAGACGCCCAAACCCTCTCCGAAAAAATGCAAATCTGGCTCCGCTACCAACGAGTACGCAAGCTGCTTAGTACCTATGTATACATTTATTCCGCTTCGCCCAAACATTACCCTCGCTACACTAACATTGGCGCACGCACAGGTCGAACGTCGTCTTCTAAACCGAATTTCCAAAACATTCCCAAACGCCGCGACGGAATCCGCGCCCTCTTCGTCCCCGAAAAAGGTAAAGTCTTTATCGAAGCAGATTACGACTATGCTGAGCTCGTTGCACTCGCCCAAGTCTACAATAAAATGTACGGCTCTTCTAAGCTCGGAACCGCTATCAACAGTGGTATCGACCCGCACATTGACACAGCTAACCGAGTCTTCGGTAAAGATCCACCGTTTAACTCCCGCCAAGCTGCAAAAGCTATTAACTTCGGCCTCCCCGGCGGTCTCGGGGCGAGACACTTTCGGGGCTTTGCTCAAAAAAGCTATGGCGTTACATTCACCAAAGAAGAAGCCGAAAAAATCCGTCTCGACGCCATCGACAGCGATCCCGAGCTCAAGCGCTACCTCCGCGAAAACGAAACCCAAGAAGAATACCTAAAACGCGCCGCCCGCAACCTCAACATCTCCTGGGAACTGTTTTGCAGTGCTTTGGAGTGTCCCCTCAAAGATGGCAAAGTTTCTATCCCTCGACTGTACCGTAACCTTCGCCAATGGCTTCTCGGAGCGGCACGCTATCCTCTTCCCATATCTAATAACTGCGAGCCCGGCGATTTCGACAAAGAGTTCGAGATCTCCCTTCGACCGACCCGCGTACTCACTGGTCGTATACGCGGCCGAAGCACTTACACAAGCGCTCATAACACTCCATTTCAAGGCCTGGTCGCAGATGGCTGCAAACTTGCGCTATGGAACCTCTATAAAATATGGTGCGATACCCCCATATTCGAACCCGTGGCATTCATCCACGACTCGATACTTATACAATGTAAACCGTCTGATTTTGACGACGCTAAAATCCTACTTATCGAAGCCATGATCACCGGAATGCGCGAAGTCTGTCCCGACATAAAAGTCACCGTCCAAATCGAAGGTCCCCTCGACCGCTGGGGCAAGAACACCAACCCCTGGGGAGACGAAGAATGAGATACGACAAAAAAGCAAAAGCTTATTACAAAAAACTCCATATTTCGGATATTTCCGACTTCCTTAGTCTGCCTCCTGGGTGTCCTAATGAAAGTGTAGACGCTGCCAAAAAAGAGTATGATACCTGGTCTGATACAAACTTAGATAAGGTATACCCTACAAACGAATCCATAATATATTTAATATGCAGTCAATGTTTCAGTACGACTTTCGAAGTGGCCCAAACCGGCTCCTATCAAACTTCCGCTCGTTGTGTAGAGTGTGGTTTCTGGTATAAAGTGCATTGTGGATAGTCATGAAATTCCTAATAACCGAACCTCGCGTCCCCGGAACCTTTCTCTCCCGCCAACTCATCGCTCACTGGAACCGCGTCACTCGCGGCCACAATCTCGAATTCTACACTAATCTCCCCTACGAGGTCCATGGCGAGCTCCTCACCCGTCTCTGGACCACCATCCGCTATGGCCCTCCCGATATCTACCTAATCTCTGAAACCGACATGGTCCTCAAACGCTCCTTTGTCAAAAAACTCGCTACCTGGCCCTGGCCCGAAAATCTAATCATGGTCCCCTTCATTACTCGGAAAGTCATCGAAGGCCAGCCTGTGATTCTCGAGCACGAAGGTCAAACCGGTGCCTGGTTCATGGCCTTCAACCTCACCAAAGTCCAACCCCCTAACTGGCCCCCCCTCGACTGGCTCTCTTACGGAGGTGTAAACAATGACGCGGCTAATAACGCCCTTAACAATGCTGGCCCTTCTGGCTTTGTGGATTCTATGGGCCTACGACTTCTGGACTGGGAAGATTCCTATCCTCCCCTTCTTTCTATTAAGTATCCCGCTTGTGGCATTCACTTATTTTTTGCTCGACATTACCATGAAGATTTCAAAAAACCTCTAATCCCCGATTTCCCCTACACCGTCGGAGACCACGTCCAGGAATGTCTAAAATATCTCGCGAGAGAGGAGCTCGCTTCGAACGAGCAATCCGGAGGAAAATCGCTCAAAGTCTCGGCCCGTCCTATACCGTCGAAAGAGTAGACGAGTCAGGCTACGGCTACGGAGTCGATATCATTATCAAAGCTCAAGCAAATGACTATACCTTTCCCGTCGCCATTCAATGCAAAGCCTCTCACAAAACCCGCGATCTCGAGATCGGCCTGGACCAAGCCCGTCTGGGCTGGCCGGGCGCCCGCTTCCACATCTGTATACACCGCCTATATTTACAGAACAGACCAACGCGCCCACTACGAATTGCGGCCCACACTCTTGACCGTCCAAATTGCGTCTTTTCCGACCTCTCCTGGCAAGGTATGATAGATATGATAGGAGACGTCATAGATAATGACCAATGACGAGCTTACCCCCAGTGCTCGGGCTCTCGAGGACGATCATGCCCCAACTACCCCTTCTAAAACTCTCGAGCTTGCCCGAGCACTCCTTTCTGCCTGGGAGCACAAACAAGACCCCAAACTCCTCCAGGAAGCCCTGTGCGACAACCCTGATCTATCCACAGAGATCATGCGCGCAGGGCTTCTCTCTATTTACATGCACATGTACGACCGTGCACTAACCTCAAAAACCGCCACCTGGACCGAGCTCTTCCTCAAGCGTTTCGATCCCGAATTCAAAACAAAAGCCGACGACGCCTACCAACGTCAAACTCAAATCAACATCTTCGGCTCCTGGACCACCGACGAGCTCAAAAACTTCGTCAAGGCCCAGTCCCGAAAAGTTTTGGGGGAAGCAGTATAGTGCCTCTTGTTCCAGAGTATTCCATAAACATAGTAAAAGATTTAGAAGGCCCCGATGTCAGGAGACTGAAAAATGACCGACCAACTCCAATCCTGCGGCTGTAAATTCAAGAACGAGCGTGACGATATATCCGGCAAAATGGTCTGTACTCAAACCGTCTGGTGCACCCAACACAAACCACCCCCGAAACCGGCTCCCCCCACTCCCAAAGACCAGCACGTTCGTGCCGAAGTCGCCAAGGGAATCGCAGGAACCGCCAAAAAGTGATCCCCGACACCCGCGAAGATCTCACCAAACAAGCACTTGCGCTGGTAGAGATTCAGGAGCGTCAAAAGGCCTTTCCTTTGTATTTCTACCAGCCAAATTCAAAAGTCGTCCCTTTTCACAAGGCCCGGGCTCGCGTTCGCATTCTTTCGGGCGGCAACCGCTCAGGCAAGTCGGAGGCAAACGTAGCCGAGGCGGGATCGTATGCCCTGGGCTACCGTCCCTGGGTCTTGCGCGAGCTCGGCCTTCCTTTTCCCAATCACCCCTGGGAACGCCCTGACAGCCTCCCCGAAGAAGCCATCTGCTTCAACGGCCTCGGCATCCGCGTCCCCGTCCCCAACTCAATATTCGTGGTCACTGGCCAATCCATGAAAAAGGGCATCGGTGAAACCCTCTACCCAAAATTCAAAAAACTCCTCGGCCCCTTCATAATCGACGAGCACATGTCACATGCTGGCGTCCCTGCCGACCTCGTGCTTAGAAATGGAAGCCGCATCGTCTTTGGAAGCGCCGAACAAGGCCCCCAAGCATTCGAGAGCACCGAGTACACCTTCAACGCCATCGACGAACCCATCCCCCGCCGCGTCTACACCGGAATCTCCCGAGGCGCCATCGACCAATACGCCCCAGTTATAATGACCTTCACTCCCATCGGCCCCTGGTCCGGCTGGCTTTTCAAAGACCTCTACGCTCCCGGCCTCCGCAACTCCATAGACGACCCCAACCTCGCTGTCTTCAACCTGAGCATCTACGACAACCAGTACCTCCACCCCGAAGCCGTCGAAGCCTTCGCCAAGGACCCGGCGATCTCCGATATCGAAAAAGAGGCCCGCCTTTACGGCCGCTTCATGCATCTCACCGACCGCGTCTACCAAAACTTCGACGACCGAATCCACGTCATTCCCCCCTTCAAATCTCCCGACGACTGGTACCACGGAATGGCCCTCGACCCCCATTCCGTCAAACCCTGGGCAATCTGCTATTTCACGGTATCCCCCGATGGAACTATCTTTATCACTAAAGAGTGGCCAACCACAGACTTCACAAAAATTAGACGAGATCCTAAAAGCATTGAGGACTACGTCTCTCTCATTCGACGACTTGACGCTGACCTGCCGATACAACTCCGGCTCATCGACCCGAATTACGGGCCTCGATCTGAAACTATTAGAGGACGTTTTATACCTTCTATTGCTGGCGATCTGGCACGATACGGTCTCGATTTCCATTACCACCTCAACGACGACCTCAACTATGGCGAAGGGAAAGTCCGCCAGCTCCTCCACTACGACGAATCCCAGCCCCGATCCTCTCTCAACCGCCCTCGCCTCTATATCTTCGACTGCTGCACAAACGTCATCCAGTCCATCAGCCTTTACACTACCAAAGCCCGCCGCGGCCACGAAGAAGAGATAGACGACACCAAACGCGACGAAACTTTCAAGGACTTTGCCGACTTAGTCCGCTACATAGCGGTTTCGGAGATCGGCGAATCCGCCCCAATCGACGCCGTCGACGCCATGATGCGCCAATTCTACGCCCAAGACGCCGATCTCGGAATCACCGGCTACGGAGAATAAAATGCCCAAAAAACTCGAAGCCAAACTCAAGCGTGAAGCCCTCAAAAAGTTCGGCTCCACCACCTCCAAAAAAGCTCGTGCTTACATTTACGGCGCCCTCCGTTCAACTGGCTGGAAGCCCAAAGGAGAAAAATGAAGCTTCTCAAAATCCTTCCCATCTGCGTTGTCCTCTGCCTTTCCGGCTGTGCCTTCCCCGAGCTCCAAAAGGCCGCGATAGAGCCCGATCCCCGCACCGGTAAAACCCCTCCCCAGGCAATTCTCGACTCGGGCACTGACATTCTCGACTTCCCCCTCAACCTCGGCGCCTGGGGCGATCTCATTCAAAACATCGTCATCCTCGCCGCTGCCGGCTTCGGCTACAAAGAATGGCGCCGCTTCCGCAAAAACGACACCATAACACCCCAAAAATGAGCGTTCAAAACGGCTGGTTCACCTGGCCTCTTTTCTACCAGAGCTTGGCTTTAAGTGCCACCGGCCCCATTGTCGAGCTCGGAGTCTGGCTTGGCCATTCCTTGTATTTCCTGCACTCAAACCTCGTTGCAGCCGGCAAATACATCCACCTGGTCGGGGTCGACGCCTTCGACGCTCGAGGCGGCACTCCCGAAATGTTCGAGTTCTCGAAAACCCATGACTTATACGAGCTTGCCCGCACCTATCTCCCCCTCGAAATCGCCCTCATAAAAGGGGACACCAAATCAGTCGCCTCCTCCTTCCCCGACAAATACTTTTACGCCTGTTTCATAGACGCTTCTCACGACTATGATTCTGTCAAAAATGATATAGAGGCCTGGCTACCAAAAACTCATGGCATTATCGCCGGCCACGATATACTCGAACCTTCTGTCCGCAGTGCTGTAGAAAGTATTTTCCCTGATTTCTGCTCCGACCCCGGACAAAATATATGGATAAAAAAACTGACCTAATCCTCGGAGTCCTCCTCCGAACCCACCGCCGCGCCAAAACCCTACGGATCGTCCTCGACGAGCTCCTCCGCTACGGCACCTTCCCCGGCATATCTGTAAGAATCCACGTTTCCCTCGACCGTCCCACCGCCGAGGTCGCTGACCTCCTCGAATCCTATCGTCACAAAATCTGGGGCTTCCTCAAAACCAAACGCCCCCTCCTTTCCGCCGAATACGGCGAACTCTTCATGCCCGCCGCCAACGAACAGCTCGCCGCCTTCGAAAAAGTCAACGCCGACTGGTACCTCCTTTGGGATGACGATAGCTGGTACGAGCCCCTATCAATCACGGAAGAGCTCCCCTCGGCCCTTACCAACCCCGATATCGACGTCTGGACGGCTACTACCCTTTATTTCTGGGATACCCCTTTTACCTATCGGGCGGATAGGCCCCATTACGCCCCTTCCCTTTTCCGAGTCCTACCTGGAGACCGTTTCCCCCTAAACCGAATCCTGCTCTGCACTGAAAATCGTTTCGATACAGCCTTCATCCAGAACCGAATCGGGCAGTTAAAAACTCCCATTTTCGGCTATGGTACTTTTGACGAAACCGACCGCCGCCTAACCTACGAAGCCTTCGCGACGGCTGGGAAGGTCGACTCCTTCACCCTGAAAGGCCTCCAGCCTCCACCCCGTCTCGACCGATTCCCTGAAGACGCCCTCAAACAAGGGCTCATTCAGCGACCGGACTGGACCGACCTCTGGACAAAGTACTATGGAACGGAAAACCAACCCCCTCAGCCTGAGCGTCCTGTCGAACTTGCGGCTGGGAAGCTCGGATGATGACGAAAAGCGTGTCCTCTCCGCCCTCGTAAATCGTGCCCTGACCGCTGAACGAAACCGCCAAGGCTGGCTCGACCGCCAGCGCGCCCTCTCCCGTCTCCGCTTCGGCATCCGCTCCCCCAAAACCTTCCCCTGGAAAGGCGCCTCCAATCTGAGCGTCCCCTTCGTCGACCAGGTCATCCGCAAATACAAGCCCACCATGATGCGCCTCATCGTCGAACCCGACCCCATCGTCGAATTCGTGGGCACCGACCAGGCCGCCATCGAAGTCGAGCGCACCGCCGAAATCGTCTTCAACTGGCTGTTCAAAACCGAAATGGAAGCCATCGAACCCATGGCCTTCATCATCGACGGACTCTGCCATCGCGGTTTCGCCTTTGCCCAAGTCGGATGGGAGTACCGCACCGAGTACGAATGCCGTCTCCTCTACGTCAAGGACTACTTTCCCAACGCCCGCAACACCGAAGCCGCTCAAATCGCCCAGCGCCTTGCCCGCGAGTACGATCTCGACATCACCGACGAGCGCGTCCAAAGCTCTCTATCCCAGGTCGTCGCCAAAATCCAGGCCGGCGCCGAATTCGTCAAACTCGCCTTCCGCCGTGTAATCGCCGACCGCCCCGCTGTCTGGGACCGTGACGCCGTCCAGGTAATCGCCCCTCCCCGCTGCACCGACATCGGCAACGCCGAATGGGTCATTATCCAGCACGTCCTCTCCCTGCGTGACCTGAAGCAGCGCGCCGCCGACGCCCTCTTCTCCCGCCCCTCCGTCGAAAAAATCCTTGGTGACATGCGCTCCACCAAAGACAAAGCAAGCGGTTCTCGCCCCGACACCGATATCCCCTTATCCCCCTCCCTCTGGCACGACCGCGAGCTCCAAAACGAGCGCGAACGAATCTGGGGCGTCGAAGACGAAGACAACATCCTAATCTGGGAAATCTTCCACTGGTACGACCACAACAACGACGGTCTCGTCGACCGCACCGTAACCTACCTCCACCCCCGCAGCATGACCAAGCTCCGGTCCATGCCCTACCCCTACCCCTTCCACCAGTGGCCCCTCGTCAAATACGACTTCGAAAAAATCAACCGCCGCTGGCACAGTCCCCGGGGCATCACCCAAATGCTCATGGACTTACAGTTGGAGATCAACGCCCAGCACAACGCCCGCATCGACGGTATGACCCTGCGGAACGCCCCCACATACCAAATGCCGGTCCTCGGCCAATTCATGGTCCGAAACTTCCGGGCCACCCCCGGCACAATCATCCACACCAAAGGAGGCGCCAGACTTGAACCCCTCCAGCAAGACCGCCAGGCTTTCCCGGAGCAGTTCCAGGAAGAAAACGCCCTCCGCGCCCTCGGCGAACACTACATCGGTGTATTCGACGCAGCTATTACGAGCCCGGTTGCTCAAACTAAACCGCGAACTGCGACGGAGATATCCGCTATCGTTCAATACACCGCTGCCACCGCCACCTTTGACGCCATCCTCTTCCAGCTTGCCAACCGCAAACTCTACTCTCTGATCTGGGAGCTCTTCATGGACCTCGGCCCCAACGAGGTCAAGCTAAAGGTCTCCGGCACAGATCCTAAACTCCAGCAAGCCGCCCTCGGCGGTTTCGACCCCAACGTCCTCGAAGAACAGCTTGTCACCATACGAAAGTCCGACATAAACAAAAAATTTAAACTGATCCCGACCGGCACCATCGCTAACACCAACCGCGCTCTCGAGCTCGCCAACGCCCGCGAAGCCATGGCCATGTACGTCAACGACATGTCCGGCTACATTGACCCCTACGCCATCCGTCAATGGCATGTCGGTCTCCTGGCCCAGCCCCGGTGGAGCCGCCGTATCCTCCGGACGCCCGACCAGGCCGCTATCCTCCGTACCCTCATGGAAGGCGCCGCAGCCTGGCAAGACCCCGAGACCCAGGCCGCCATGAGTGTCCGAGGCGGCGTCCCCGGTCCTGACCTCCCCCGTCAAGAACTCGCCCAATCCGGCCAATCAGGAATCGAGGCCCAGCAACCATGACCCAAGTTCCCCTCATAGAACAACTTAACGCCGTCAAAGACCTGGAGAAGCGCGAACTCCTCAAAGCCGACATCTGGAAGCGCAACAAAAACACCGAACTCCACGAGCTCATCCTCGTTGAAATCTTCTCCCTTTACCAGCACGCCCTATCCATGCTTACCCCACCCGAGGCCACCAGCGACAAGCGTAACTTCGCCAGCGGCCTCCTTTACGGTATGTCAATACTTGCAGACAAGGCAAACGCTACCCTCACCGAAAAGTACAGAGAATCCGACGACCTCGACCCCTACACCCAACCAGAAATTGATTTCATCGAGAAGGAAGATCCTGTAACATAAAGACTAAGGAGTGAAGAATGTCCACCCCACAGGACGCCCAGGACGCAGGCCTTCAACCTGCTGATAAAGAATTCCTCAATCTTCGCGACGCCATCGTCCTGAAGGAGCCCAAGCTCCCTTCAGAACACGCCTTGCGCCGCGAGCAACTTGTCCAATCTCAAACTCAAACTCCTCCGACGCCGCCTCCCCCCCGTTCCCCTGCTGAACATGTCACCCCTCGTTTTACCGACAAAGAAGCCCAATCTCCGGTAGCCGGCAATCGTCCTGTCGACACCGTGGTCGTCCCCCAGGAAGCGCCGCCAATCTCCCCCAAGGATACTCCCCGCGTCCAAGATCGGATCAACAAACTCTACGGCAAAATGAAATCCGCTGAGGAGCGAGCCCAGGACGCCGAAACCCGTCTCGCTGAAATGATGAACCGGCTCGAGGCCCGGTACCAAAACCCTCAAGGACCCCCATCCCAACAAAACCCTAACTTTCATCATTTCGGGTTCCCTTCAGCGCAACCCCAGAGCTTCGAGCCTACGCCAATTTCGTCTCATGACGCTGGTATCGACCAACAGCCCTTCGTTTCGCGTCAAGAACTGGCGAATCTCATGGCGCAGCAGACGCAGATGCTCCTGGCCCAGAACGAGGCCATTCAAGCGCGAACCGCGTCTCAGGTTGAAGCCGAGAGAGAATATCCCGATGTATACACCAACCCAGAACTGCGCGAAGCCACCGAGCAAATCCTTCGCAACGACCCTTATCTACGACAAGACCCCAAGGGTCCTCTGAAGGCCGCAGCCATGGTCCGTGGCATGTATGCCGGAGTATTCCCCTCCGAAAGTGGCCTGCCCACCACTGCGCGTAAAGAGGCAGCTTCGTCATTAGGTCCGTCCGTGCCTGAAGGTCAGTCACAACCCGATGACAGAGCCGCCCGCTATCAAGCCGCTCTCAACCGAGCAGCCCAGACTCAACGGCCTGAAGATTTCGCTTTAGCCCGCAGAATCCAACTGGGCCAAGCCTGATAGCTACAAACCAAGGAGATAGCCCTTGCCGCTCCTCACTTATGATGAATTAGGAGCGTTACAAGGTGGAGCAGGTTCGATCCGCGAGGACCTGATGGATTTCATTGAAATCCTCAGCCCGAGCGATACGCCCCTCTTCAACAACCTCGGCGCCATCAAAGTAAACGCTGGCTACGTCGAGTACCTCGAAGACTCCCTCACGGCTGCGGCCAACAACGCCTGGCCTGAAGGAGCCCAAGCCACCGATATCACTCTGACCGCCCCGAGCCGTAACGCCTCTCTCGTTCAAAACTACCAAAAACACTTCCACGTCTCCGGCAGACAGCAAGCCGTCCTCCATGCTGGTATGAGCTCCATGCTCTCCCACCAGGAGATGAAGGCTGTGCGCGAGATCAAGACCGATATCGAGCTCGCCCTTCACCGAGGCTCGGCTGTCACCGGAACAACCACAGCCGCCGCTCACATGGTGGGACTCCTCAATCTCGCCTCTACCAACGCCACTCAAGAATCCGGTGTCACCCTGACCGAAAAGGTCTTCAATGACATCCTCTCCCTTGCCTATTCCTATAATGTCAATCTGCGCGAAATGTACGCCAACCTCCCGATCAAGCGGACGGTCAACCAATACACCACAAGTGTAACCCGTTTCCTGCCCGCCGCTGATCGCCGGCAGTACGACATCATCGACGTCTACGAGTCCGAAGTCGGCGTTCTCGCGCTCTTCAAATCCAGGTACCAGCTCACCACGACCAACCTCCAAACCTGGGTTGCTATCGACCCCGAGTACTTTCAGGTCGGCTGGCTTCGCCCGCTGAACACCCGGACCCTCGGAATCGACGGCGACCGGGAACGCCGGATGATCGTCGGTGAATGCACCCTCATCTACCGCAGTGAAAAGGCCGCCGTAGCCTGTACCGGCTGCACGACCTACATAACCTAAGTCGATCCCGTCTTGTGGTGGCCCGGCCCCGGTGCGGCGCCAGGGTCGGGCCTTTTTCTTTAGGAACCGCCCATGGTCGAGCCCTACGAACTCACCTTTGCCAATCTGGTCCGAACCACAATCGACGGATCTTTCGTCGACACCGATCTCACTCTTGACGTCACTGCGGGCACCGGCGCCCGCTTCACCGCCACCCCCTGCCGTGCAATCCTCTGGCAATCCACCGACTACGCCGACCCCGCCCTCGCCTACTGGGCCGGAGAAGCCGAAATCCTCGAAATCTCGAGCGTCGCCACCGACACTTTAACCGTCGTCCGTGGCCGCGAAGGCACAACTGGAATCTCCTCCACCGGCGGTAAAACCTACTCCATCGCCCAAACCCTCACCTCCGACAGTATCGGAAGCTACATTAACACCTACAACGTCCGCGACTACGGCGCCACCGGCGACGGTGTAACTGACGATTCCACTGCCGTCCAGGCCGCCATAACCGCCTGCGCTTCCGGCGAAGGAACAATCTACTTCCCTCCCGGAACCTATTTATGCAACAGCACTCTTGATTTCACCGGAAGCTCTACCGGCCACCTCCGCCTCCTCGGCGCCGGCCCCGAGTCCTCCGTAATCAAATGCGCCCATGCCACTCTCGGAATGAACTTCCAATTCGGCGTAGCCAAGGGCGGTGTAGAAATCACCTCCCTCGCAATCGCCGGCGACCAAACCGGCCCCGACGAACTCATCGAATTCAACTACGGCTACGAAATCTTCATCCATGACTGCCACTTCAAAGACGCCGAAATCCTCCTTTCCTTCGGTGTCAACATGTCCCACACCCATATCCATAACAATGTATTCTCCTGGAACGTAGCCCCTGCCAATTCCCGCGCCATTTACCTGCGCCAATGCAGCCTCTTCTCCATCGCCAACAACACCTTTGAAGGCGCCAGCGCCACCACCAAATTTATTCTCGCCGATGGCGTCAACGAAAAACAGCAGCTCTCCATAATCGGCAACACCTTCACCGGCACCTACGACGACGTAATCCAATTCGGCCAATCTGGCGCCGGCGGCGACTTCGACCGTGTTTCCATAATCGGAAACGTGGCCAACTCCGTCACCGGCCAATTCTTCGCCCAATCCTACGGCACTCTCGACGATTCCATAATCGCCAACAACATCGCCCGAGGCACCGGCGCCTCCACTGCCATTGAAATCTCAATCACCGCCACAAACGTCTCAATTCTAAACAACTCCCTTCTGAATTTCTCAAGCAAATACAACGTTTCCGGCTTCGCCTCCTCCAGCTACATCATCGACAATGAATCCGGCTTTTCCCGTATCACCGACGGAACGAACAACCTCGATCTCTACCCAGCCCGTGTAACAACCACCCAATTAACAAGCCCCTTCCAAACCGTCGTCGCCGCCAATGACACCGAAATCGACCTATCCGCCGGCCGTCACGTCCGCCTCACCCTTGGCGCCAACGTGTCCAACGTTTCCCTATCAAACCCCATAGACGGAGAACTCGTAGCGATAAAAGTAATCCAATCCGGCTCATTCGGAGTAGACGGCTGGCCCACCAACGTCAAATGGCGTGCCGGGTCCGCCCCAACAATAACCACAGGCGCGGGAGCTATCGACATCGTCACCCTGCTCTACTCGTCCGACGACACCGAATACATAGGATCCTATGACCAAGACTTTTCTTGACAAGCAAAAAGTATTCATCCACATTCCCACGCTCGACTCAAAAGTCGAACTTGGCCTAATGATCGCGTGCATAACCTGGTGCCGAAACGTCAAAATTTCGGTCAACGGGAGCGTCCACCAAATCCCCCTCGACCACGCCCGAAACACCGCCGTCGACTACTTCCTAGAAAAAAAGACCGACTGCACCCACTTCTGCGGAATCGATTCCGATATGCTCCCAACCCCCGGCCTCCTCGAAGCTCTCCTATTATGCAACAAGGACGTCATCGCCCCCTTGATCTACACGGTCAAACCCGACTGTGACCCAACTAACCCGAAAAACGTCCCGGTCCCCGTCCCCTTCCCCATTGTATGCGAGCGCAAAAACGGAAAACTAAAGCCCAAAGCCCCTCCCCAACGCCCTGTAATCTTCGAAAGCGACCTCTTACCCGGTGGCTTCTACCTCGTCAAGCGCCGGGTAATTGAAAAACTCCGCAAACCCGCCTTCCGGTACAAATACGACCGAAAAGGCTACCTTGCAGGAGGCACCGACAATTACTTCTCCGAACGTATCCAGGAAGCCGGCTTCAAAATCCACGTCCACGCCGGCCTCCACGCCGACCAAAACGTAACCATTGGCGCGGCCATGTTCAACGACACAATGGCCCGCTACTGTCTATCACAAAGGAGTGAACCCTAATGGCTTCAACCTGCTGGTTCCACAATGCCTTCCGCCGTGGCATGGACACCCTCACAGACTTCTCAAAAGTCGCGTCCATGAAAGCCGCGCTCTTCCAAAAAGCCTACGTCCCCAACCCCGACCACGAAACCATAAACGACGTCAAAGCCATCGGCTCGGAATGCGATGCCACCAACTACGCCCGCAAAACAATCTCAAACTGGGTCTTCACCTGCGCCGATGCGTCCAACCGCTTCCAAGTCACCTCCAGCGACTCCTTCACCTGGGCCACGCTTGGAAACGGCACAAACAACTCTCTCGACACCCTAATCCTCTTCTACGACACCGACACCACAGACACCAACGCCTATGTCATGTGCTGTCTCTACCTCGGAAGCCGCGTCTCCACCAACGGAGGAAACCTCAAAGTCTCGTTCTCCTCCACCGGCGTCATTGGTTACGTAACGTGTGACGCAGCATAGGAAGTAATGGCTGAACTCATCATAAAAATAGGTACTAATGGTCCTAATCCAGCGTATCAGGATGGGGATATTGTCGATGCTTTCAATAGTCGCCGCATCAAGTTCGGCCATGCTTGGGATATCTGCAAGCCCCACGACAAGGGCTTCAACTCTGACGGGCTTAGGGATTCCATTTTATTAGAAGCATTTGAGTCAAAAACAAACGAATATAAATATGAGCGAATCAGTAAAACTGAAGTAAGGCGAACAAATCTAAAAACCCTCAATGTTGTTGTTATTGGAAAAACCCCAGATTCTAACGGCCATTTTATTCACGTCGAGGCATTTCTTGTACGGCGATTAAGGAACAACCGGCATCGCATATTTGGATCAAGTGGTTCAGAACGATGGTATGGCGGCGAATCTATCAATATGTCTAATACTGTTGTCGGCGAAATATGGGATGCCATCGAAATAAATACGCCACATAGGCGTCAGGATTTTGAAAAGTTGTCTCTATCTCCCAACATGAAAAAGGCGTTTTTGGTTCTGTCTGTGGATGATTTCGATGATGCAGTTGCCGACCAGTTAGTAGAGCCGGTATCAGAAAAATACATAGATCCTCAAGGCGTAGAATTAGAGCGAATAAAAGTCAAGCGGAAGCGTTACGTTAATTATCCAATTATTCCATTAATCGCCTCATCGATAGAAGACATAAGGAATCGTGCTATCGAGGTGGATGTTAGGCACACCACGTTACTACGTTCGGCTATCGTGAGTATTAAATAAATGGCGACGGTTACTAAAAGTATTAAGGCTTCAGGGGGAGACTATTCTTCTATTGCTTCTTGGGAAGCTGACTTAGATACTACTCCCGATCCTTATAACAGTGGCGATGATGCGATTGGAGAATGTTATGATGAGGTATATTCTGAACATGTTTCTATTACCCATGGAGCTACAGTTGGTTTAAATAGCATTACTCTTCGAGCGGCTGCAGATGAGGGGCATGATGGAACAGCGGGGACTGGAGCGAGAATCGTTGCCACGGGCACAACTAATTTATTAACAACCAACGTAGATGTAGACGTATCTTTGTGCTATCTGGAATTAAATGGAAACGGAAACGCCATCCAATATCTAAATGCGGCGACTGCACAAGATTTAAGTACTTTGCGTGGATTAATAGTACACAATGTTGCTCGGTATGGCACAACAGGCGGAATTTCGTCAGGTGTATGGAATGCATCAAAGCGAAATGTTCTAAATTGTTTTGTTTGGAATCTACAGCAGCAAGGGGCTGGGTTAACTACAGGAATTATACAATACGGACATAACTCGCATTATGGATATATTGCGAACTGTAGTGTATATAATATTACTCATACGGGATCAGGGACAGCTAACGGAGTATCAAACCCGGACTACAATAACAACCATGTACGAAATACTATAGTTATTGGCAGCACGACGGCGGACTTTTCAGTAGAGCCGACAAATGATCAGGATTATGTGATTTCTTCGGACACTACAGCCAGCGGAACTAATGTAGTTGAGAATGCTATAGCCGCCGACAATTTCACAAGCACCAGCCCAGTAGATTTACACATTCCAGACACCGATGCTGATAGCTATCAATTTGCTGAGGATTTAGGCACTTCTCCCGCTGGTGTCCAATATGACATTGATCAGGAATCTGGATCGGTAAATGGCCGGGATAGGGATACTCAAGGCGATACTTGGGATTGTGGGGCGGATCAGTATGTAGCTGGAAGCGGAGAACAATCTGTCACCTGTTCCGTGGCCTCCGCTACTGCCACTGGCGTAGACACTTCCGTTACCCTTGGCCAAATCTCCCGCACCTGTACTGTTGCCGCTGCCACTGCTACCGCCGTAGATACGTCTGCCGATCAAACCCTATCTGTTACCTGCTCCGTAGCCGCCGCCATAGCTTCCGCCGCCCCAGCCTCCGTCGAACTCGGAGAAATCACTCGAACTTGCACCGCCGCCTCTGCCGACGCCGTTGCAGTTGACGCCTCCAACGAACTCCAGGGGGGTCCCCAATCTGTCACTTGCTCCGTTGCCGCAGCCTCCGCCTCTTGTGCTCCTGCTTCTGTCGAGCTTGGTGAGATCACCCGCACCTGCACCGTTGCGGCTGCCGACGCAACCGGCGTCCAAACCAGCGTCACCCTTGGCGAAATCACCCGCACCTGCACCGTCGCCATAGCCACTGCCGAAGGCGTCCCCCTCTCTATTGAACTGGGCGAAATAACCCGCACCTGCACTGCTGCCTCAGCCGATGCTGTTGGCGCTCCCTGCACTAACTTTACTGGAATCGGTGTCCGCTGTACTGTGGCTTCCGCCACCGCCTCCTGCGCCCCGGCCTCCGTTGAACTGGGCGAAATCTCTCGAACCTGCACCGCTGCCTCAGCCGACGCCATTGGTGTCGACGCCTCCAACGCAATGTCCGGAGTCGGCTACAGCCCCAACCCCGTCTTTTTAATGGGAGTATAACCTATGGCAATCGCTGGCTGGCCAATCGCAAGTTTCCCAATCGCCGGAGCCGCCGGCCAAGCCGATGACTCCGCCCCCTCCTACGCTGCCGTAGCCGAGGAATTCCTCTACCAAACTTTCCAGGACTACACGGCCACAAGCGGCGACTTCTACAACATCAACCGCCAAGACATGCGCCCCCTCGAACCCTACGTTGACAATGTCACTCCCTTTTTCTGTCCCGGAAACCATTCAACCGCACTGGAGAAAGCGTTCTGGTAATGGAAGTCCTGATAAAAAACGCCGCCTTGGAATCTCTTCTCGAAGCCATTGGCGAAGAGTACCGCCGGGTCTGCCCTGGCGAGTACGAAAAATTCATTCGCTACGTCCAAGAGGAGTCCAAAGTCCTCGTCAAACCCACCGGCATGTCCGCCGACGGCTCTTTCATGAACATGATGAAACTTCCCATAATCCGCACCAAGGACGGCCGCGTCGGCAACATGTACTCCTTCATCAAACACCAGGTAGAAAAGCGCTGCGGCATCCCCGACTTCTTCGCCGACCGCAAAAACTACCAACTCCTCTGTAAAGTCTGGAAAGACGCTTACGTCCGCAAACAAAAAACCACTCGCCTCGACTTAGGAGCGACTAAAAATGCAGAAAATCTCCCCTTCTGACTTCCTCACCGAAGTCCTCCAATCCACCCATGAGCCCAGGGATCACCACGACGGCGTCCAGCCCGAGAACCATGGTTCTGTCTTCCACGAAGAAGGTCAAATCTTGACCAATCTCGCCCTCGTCCTTGGCGGTGATGCCCTCGAAATCGGCACCTGCCTTGGAATCTCCACCCGCTATATCTCCGAAGGTCTCGACGTCCATGGTTCCGGCAACGTCCACACCGTTGATATCCACCCCGAATTCCTTTTCGACGCTTCCTGGCCTCGCATAACTCAACATACCTGCAATTCCGCCTACTTTCCCTGTCGCCCCTTCAAGTGGGCCTTCATAGACGGCGACCACAAATATCCCGGTGTCGTCACCGACATCGAGATCGCCCTCGAATGCTCCTGTAACTACCTCATATTCCACGACACTTCCCCGATTGTCGAATCTGTCCAAAAGGTCAGCGACGCCCGCAAAGCTGTCCTCGACAATCTCAAAGAATCCGAGTGGGAACTTTTCGACATAACCACCCACTGTGGAATGATATACGCAAGACGGAGACCACAAAATGACTGAGGGAATCTCAATCTGCCTCATCACCAAAAACGTCGCAAAGTACGTCCAGGACTGTTTCGCCTCAATCCGGGAATTCCTGCGCCCCGGAAAAGGCGATGAAATCGTCGTCTGTGACACCGGCTCCACCGACGACACCATGAAAATTGCCGAGGACAACCGAGCCCGGGTCTTCCACCACCCCGAGCTCAATGTCCCCGGTATGCTCGATCTGGTCAAAGAGCACCTCCCCGACCACTACGACCGCTGCGCCGAGGACGACCAATTCTCCGACGGCTTCCTCCGCGACTTCTCCGAGGCCCGAACAATCTCTTTCAGCCACGCCAAAAACGACATCTGTTTCTGGATTGACGCTGACGACGTCCTGACCTATCCCAAGGAACTCCGTGCCGAGGCCGCTGAACTATTCTCCGACCCTCAATTCGCCGCTCTCTTCCTCCCGTACGAGTACGCCTACACCGAAGACGGCGCCTGTGAAACTCTGCTCTGGCGCGAACGAATCTTCCGTAGAACACGCTTTCAGTGGGCCGGCCGCTGCCATGAAACCCTCGTACCCCTCTCAGGCGACATGCGTGTCGTCAAGACCCAAACCCCATCTACCATCCAACACAAACACGGCCGGCACCACTTATATTCCGATATCCGAAACTACGTGATCCTTCTCGAGCACTACAAAGAGGACCCCAACAAAGACCCCCGCACTGAGTTCTATCTCGGGAACGCCTGTCGCGGCCTGGCCAGCGGTAAAACCGGAAGTCCCTGGTACAAGCGCGCCATCGAATGGTACTTCCGCGCCTACAAACGTTCGGGCTCTCGCGACGACCGTGTGAACATCCTCTTGAACATCGCGTATATCCACCACCAACACGGCCGCCCCTGGCGTGCCATCGACTGGTTCAATCAGGCGATCAAACTATACCCGGCCGAGCCCCGGGCCTATTTCGGCATCGCCCACTGCTACCGTGATCTCAAGCGCTGGCACGACTGTATCATCTACACCAAGTTCGGCCGCGACCTCGGTCGTCCCGAGCACGTAATCTCCGTCGACCCTCTCGCCTTCGACTACTACCCCACCCTCTTCGAGATCGACGCCCTAAAAAACCTGGGCGAGTACGATCTGGCAATCCAGCAAGCCTACCACCTGCTCCAAACCCGACCGACCTTCGCCGGCTGTGAAATCATCCTCAAGGAGCTCGCCGCCGAGCGCGAACGAAAAAAGGCCATCACCGCCGTCCAGATCGTCAGCGACATGGCCTTCTCCCCGGCCGCTGCCCGGGAGATTTACCAGCGCATCAAACCCGAAGTCCGTAAAATCTTTCCTGAACTCCAGTTAGAGACCTGCGCCCCGCCTCCGAAAAAGCACGTCACGTTCTTTTGCGCGGGCAACTGGGAGCCCTGGGACTCTTCGAGCCTCGAGAATGGCATAGGCGGAAGCGAAAAAATGGTCATCCTCCTCGCCGAAGGTCTCGCCGCCCGAGGCTGGAACGTCGACGTTTACGGACACCCTTCCAAGGACAACACTTACCGTTCGTTAAATAAAGTAACCTACAGGCCATACCAATCCTTCAACTACGAATTCCCTCGTGACAACCTTATCCTCTGGCGCTCTCCTGCTCTCCTCGACATACCCTTCCGCGCCAACAAAATCTTCGTCGACATGCACGACGTCTCAAACGACGCTGACTGGACCGAGCCCCGTCTATCCAAGCTCCATGGGGTATTCTTCAAATCCAAGTTCCACCGGGAAACCGCCAAAGCTATTCCCGAAGAAAAAGTAATCTACTCTCGCAACGCGATCAACACCGACACGCTTCCCCCCTCTTCTGCCCGCAATTATAATCGAATCGTCTGGTTGAGTTCCCCTGACCGTGGCCTCCTGGGCGCCCTCCGAATCTTCGCCCTCGTCAAAGAAAAACACCCCGACGCCCAATTCCAAATCTTCTACGGCTTCACCCCCCTCTACGTCACCAAAGCCTCAAACCAGGAATACGAATTCATGGGCGATGACCGTTGCAGCCGTCACATGCTCGAGTACCAGGAAGACGTCTTCACCCTTGCAGACAAGCTCGACGCCGAATTTCTCGGCCGCACCGGCCACACCGCTCTCATGCAATCCCTCTCTCAATCGAGCATCTGGCTCTACCCCACCCGCTTCCCCGAAATCTCCTGCATTTCTGCTATGGAAGCCATGGCCTCCGGCGTAATCCCCATCTGCACCCAGACCGCCGCCCTAAAAGAAACCGTCAACTTCGGCACTCCCATCCTCGACCCCGACGACTACCCCTCTATCGCCAACTCTATCTCTGACGTAATCGAGAAGGGCGCCGACCTTGACTCCTATCGTGAAAAAATGGCCAAAGACGCCCGATCCCGTTTCGCTCTCTCCGACCTCGTCACCCAGTGGGAAAAGGAATTCCAAAAATGAACCTCGGAAGCCTAATCGAACAATGCCAATTCCGCACCGGCTTCAACGATTCCTCCTACAACACCCATTGGATAGCCTTCCTCAACGAAGGCATCCGCCTCTACGCCAAAAAATATCCCTGGCCCGGTCTCGAGACCCTCATCGACATGACCACCAATGGCACCCGCTTCCTGATCTTCCCCCACTACGTAAAAGACGTAATCTCAATCCTTAATCGTTCCCAAAACATTCCAGTCGACCGAATGGGCCAGCTCGACCGCCAGTCCCCCTGGTTAACCGCCGCTCGAACCTCCGGCACCGTAATCGGTTACGACAACGCCGGCTACGTCCCCTGCCTCGCCAACCCCTCCGGCTACATCTTCGGCTCTCTCCCTTCTGGAGCGTCCGAGGCCATCACGGTAAACGTCACGGGCTACGTCGCGGCCTCCGGCGCCAGCGGTACAGGCATGGAGCGCCTCTACCACTCTGAAACAATCACAATCTCCGACTCCACCGCCGCCACCTTCGCCAACCAATACTACGAAGTTACCTCGATCTCCAAGGTCACCAACACCTCGAACCCAATCTACTTCTACGACGCCGGAAACTCAAACGCTCACCTATCCTTTATCGGAGCTTACGAAACCGACGCCGCCTTCAAGCGCGTCCTCCTTCAGTACGTCCCCTCTGCCCAAACCTTGCTCGAGTGCCGAGTCCGTCACAAGGTCCAGCCCCTCCACCTGGTCCAGGAGGCCCCACACCCCAGCATCGACCCCGACTTCCTCGTCACCCACGCCATCCGCCGCTACTGGGCCGCCAACCAACAATACACCAAAGCCCAAATCGAACGTCAAGAAGGCCTCGAGCTCATCCAGGATATCGCAAGCCAAGAAGAAAACTTCTCTGAACCCTTCTCCCGAATCATCCCCGACTACCCCACTTCCGACCCTGACCTGAGGACAGAATGGCGATAATCGATCAACCCGACACCCCCGAGGTAAAGGAAGTCCTATTCCCCCCGACAAAGGGAATGGTCAACAACCGTCGTTCCTTCCATCTTGGTGTAGACGAAACTGTCACCTTACGAAACGCCAATACCACAATCGAAGGCGAACGGTCCAAATCTGCTGGTCTCTGGCCCCGCGGCTGCCCCGAAACCGGCGCCACCCTCCCCTGCACCCTTCTCGCCTCAATCGACCTCACCGGCTACGACGCCTCCTCCAACCCTCGCGTGATCCTTGGAAAATGGGGAAACGCTGTCTGGTCCTCCAACGATGACGCTACCACCTGGACCCATCGCTCAAGCGGCATCAGCCTCTCCTCCACCTATTACCAATCCGCCGTAGTTAGCGGAAACGTTTATCTTTGCTCTTGTGTATCCCCAACTGAAGCCAATCCCGAAGTATATTCGAATCTTGTTGGCATTTCCCCCACCACCGGCTGGACGGCAACTGAGACGACCATTACTGCTCGTGCCATCTGTAGCTACCTCAACCGTCTCTGGTTTATAAAAGGAAACTACCTTTATTGGTCCAAAAAAGGAGGAATTTTAACCAGTACTGGAAATATTCGGTTTTACGACTCTGACCGCAATGTCGCCGTAACCCCTGTCCGAGAAGGCCTCCCCTCCCTCCTAATCTGGCGCGAAAATTCTATTTGGATACTTGAAAACATATCCTGGACCACCGATGGCTATGACCTTGAGGCAACCAACGATACCCTCGACTATACCCTTTCCCGTATCCGTCCCATCGTTGAAGGAGTCGGCCTGGTTGCTCCAAGAGGAGTGATCTGGGTACCCGGCGCTCCTGGCGGCGGCGATTATTTCTTCCTCGCAAACGACGGAATCCGGAGCCTCAACAGATCTTTGTCCGACGTCCAGGCCGGCGCCACTCTCCCCATAAGCGACCGCATCCACGGCACTACTCGAAGCATAAACTGGAACTATGCCAATCGTTCCTGTGCTGCCCAATGGGAAGGAACCGCCTATTTCAGCGTCCCCGCCGAATCCTCTACCGAGCCCTCCCTCACCATTGCCTACGACAGCCATCGAGACGCCTTCAGCATTCGCGACTGGGACGCCACATCCTTCGCCGTTCACTCATACGCCAACAAATCTCGCCGACTATACTTCGCTTCTGCCAGCCCCTCAAGCGAATCCTACTCCGGCACCGACCGCTACGGCTATCAAGTCTACCAGGTCGATTGCTCTTCAGACGACTACGGAGGCGGCACCACCGGCCTAAGCCAACAACCTATCCAATACACCGAAATAACCCGAAGTTTGTCCTTCGACATAGAACCTCCCCCCAACGAAATCCGCCGAAAAAAGCGCTGGTCTTACACAGAACTCCAAATCCAGCCCGGCGCCACCAACGCCACCCTCTCTCTTTCTTATCGTCTTGACGAAGGCGCTTCCTGGAACACCCTCGCTACCATCGACGTACCCGCCTCCGCCACTGCCACCCTAATCCGCCGAAAATACTCCATGCAAAACATCCGTCCTGGCTACTATTTACAATTCCTCCTCCAAGACACCACCTCCTACGCCGACTGGAAAATCGTCCACTGGAACGCTTACGCCTACCCCCTAAACCCAACTTTCGAGTGATGCCATGGCAAGAGACATGACTGGTTTACGCCCAACTGGCCCCATTGATTACTATGGAAGCGGTGGAGCAGCCCCAGCCCGCCGCCCGCCTTTTACTTCGTCTACCCCTTTTCAGCCCAGCTTCCCTAATCCTCAGTCTTTAGTCAATTCTTTAATGGGCGCACAAGAACAAGTCTATAAATCTCAGATTGCCAACATACAAAAATATGGCTCTGTTCTTCGCGATGAAATCCTCCAGGCCTCTCCCGAACTATCCCAGCTTGCAGAGTTCTATAAAACCCGATTCGAGGAGGGCCTCCCGGAATCTCTTCTCGCTGACTATCGAGGCAACCTCCGTCAAGCGATGGAAGCTGGAGGCTGGGGAACCTACGCGGGCTCCCCCCAAATGGCCGAACAAGAAGCGAACTACATCACCAAAATTCAGGAGCAATCCCGCGCCCAAATCGCCCCCCAGTACCAGCAATTTACTGGGCAACTAACAAGCATGGCAATGGCGCAAATGCCCCAGTTATCCTTCCAAGACATCTCTAATCTAATGCTCTCCCAGTACCAAGTGGAACAACAAGGCAGGCAATTCCAGCAACAAATGAATCTTGCAGAGCAACAATTCCAAGCAGACCTTTTCGCCGCCCAAGAACGTTCCCAATTCGCTTGGGCTCAATTCGGCGCCACCCAGCAAATGCAAAACGAGTGGTTCGACATAGTCAAACGTAACGAACAACAAACCTACATGGCCAGCCTTCCCTGGCAGACTCGTTATAATCTGCCCGCGTCCCAGGGCGGAAGCGCCTATGGTCAAGCCCAAATGGCCCCGGCCTGGAGTATTATTGGTCCCCCCAATTCCTGGCTATACACGTAAGGTACACAACAATGCCCAACTACGAAACCGTCCCCCTTCAATTCGCGATGGGAGTTCTCCAAGCCCGGCAAGCCGTCATCCAAAAACGAGCCGAGCTCCGCGAACTCCAGGAAACTCGCCGGGTCGAAGCAGAACTGGAGGCCTCTCGCCAGCGCATCCAAATGATGGGCATCCAAATGCAAGCTTCCACGGCCCGCGCTGGCATGGCCTCCCAGGAAAAGATCGCTGAGACCCAGGCCGAAACCTGGCGCCAGCGGAACGAAATGCAGCTCCAGGAAGCCCGCGAGAAAAACCAAATCGCCCAGCAAAACCTCCATGCCGACGCCATGACCCGCCTCGCCTCGGGCCAACCAGCCTTTCTCCCCAACACCGTACCCCACCCCACCGAAGAGCAATCCCAGGGAATGCGCGTTATCCCCGTCGGCGACACCGGCAAAGTCTACATACCCGCCGAATACGACCAGCTAAAAACCGCCGAATTAGACAAACTATCCCGCGAACGAGACAAATCCTTAGTAGATTCCCTCATCGCCCTCGAGCGTGTAGGAATTGCCAAAAGAGAAAGCGAAAATTCTGCTAATCGCACCGCCCTAATGGACCAAAAAACCCTCTCTGAAATCTCAAAAAACGAAGCCGTGGCATCTCTCTACCGAGGATCTGTACAAGAAACCGTCAAAGAGCAGGGCACCAAAGAACAAAAAGAAGCCCTCAGGGACCACTCCTACATCTTTGACGAATTTGACGAAGACGATCCCTTGCGCCTCCTTCGTGACATGCTCTTGCACAAATCAATCCTCCAAAAAGACTCCCGTATCCTCGGAATGAACCCCTCTATCCACAAAGCCGCCACCGACGTTGAACGTCGTCTTCGAAGCTGGCAAAACGCAACCGAGGAATCCGAGAAAAAAGCCCGCACCGCGCTACAAGGCTACGGCTACACCGATCCCTCTGCCATGGGCCTCGGCGCCTCCTGGCGAAAAATGGCTTACGTGACCCTGGACAAAAACGACAAAATAACCAAACTGCACACCAAGCCCGTAAAAGGCTCAACCCCACTCATGTACCAAACCTTCACCGATCTCAAAACCGGCAAAGTAGTTGGTGAAGCCTTCTACAAACCTTCCGGGGCCATCAAAGAAATCCGAGGAAAAACCCCCTATCGTATCCCTACAGAAAAAATCCTCCCCTCCCCCCAAACCGAATCCCAGCCCGGATTCCCTCAATCTTCTTTACCTCCGGCCGCAGCTCCAGCTACCACCGCCGACCGCGACCGTCTCCAAGCCCTCGAAGCCAAAGATTCCCTAACCCAGGACGAAGCTGACGAGCTCCAGGCGATCCTCCTTCGTCTCGGCGCCCCTCAATTCTTCGAAGTCCCTGTAATAGAAGGACTAATTAAATAATGGCCGAGCAACTGACCGAAACCGAACGCCAAGCCCTTCTACAAAAAGGCCTCCAGCTCCAGCAAAGAGTCCGCCAACAACAACTCCCCCTCACCAACCGGAACATCAACGACACCCTCTGGAAAGGCCAGCAAAAGGCCGCCACCCTTGGCCTCCCCTTCTCCCCTCCCCTGAACTACCCTGAACTCGACGGTAAAAAAATCGACTTCCCCGAAGGAGTCGACCAATTAAACGCCCTACACGACACCTTCTACGCCCAGAAAGGCCTCGACACCCCCCTTTTCGCGCCCGACGAACAAGACCAAAACGAGTGGGTTGACGAATACCTCTTCCAACAAGACCAAGACCCCGTCTTCTCCCCCTTCCATATCAAGGCCACCCAACTCGAAAAAACCGCCCTCGGCGCAATCGGAAAAATCCAGTACGCTGCGGCCAAGCTCCCCCCCAGCGAGCGCGAAAAACAAGCCGTCTTCAAAGACCTCCTCAAAACCTACTTCAACTCCAACATCACTTCCTGGCCCGAGGGTAAACAAATTCGCGGGCCAATCAATGTCCCCCCCGATTTCCCCTACGACCGCCTATACGAAATCTACAGTCTTTGGAAACAGAAGGTAGGCTCTACAACCTTCTTGGGCACCACTCTCTGGGACTACCGTAAATTTATGGACTATGTCAAGCTCCCCTCGGAGGACGTCCAGCTCCTTAACGACCTTGAGCCTGTCTTCCCCACTGAGACTACCCGCTGGGATCGAATGTGGGGCCAAGAGCCCATCCCTAATGGCCTTGATATATTCCCCATAATCGACAAACACTTCGAGTGGGGCCTTTCCCGTCTCCGCCAAGAACGTCTCTCCGGCCACCCCATCCTCCGCGATAAAACCTTTAACATCCCCCGTCTCGTAAAATACCCTGGCATGGGCGCCGCCGAAGCCACTATAGCCGCAATTAAACCTCCCGAAGAAGTCCAGGCCAATTACCTGCCGACCGACCCAAAATTCCACTGGTCTCTCTACGCCCACCTATCCCCTACCCTAACCAACCTCTACACCCAAGTAGAAAAAGAGCGCCAAGCCCAATCCGAAGGACTACCAGACACCTCTTCCTCCGCTACTCTGGGAGATCTCACCGCCAAGGGCATCATGCACCTTTTAACCGGAATCGGCAAAGGCCTCGAGATTTTATCCGGTGGCCACCTCGAGCCCCTTATAAACCACTTCGACACTACTCTGCTTCCCCGTCTAACCCAAGGCGCCTTTACCCTGGCCGCCTCCAGTATGCACAACTCCGGTGTAATCGACGTACAAGACCTAAAAAACTGGTCCTCCCCTCACTCTTACGAAGCCTATGTAAAGCCCCTTGTCCAGCGGCCGTTCAACGCCGCCATGAGCATCTTCAACATAGACGCGACAGACCCCCTGTACAACCACGCCCAATACATAGCTGAAACTTACGAAGGCGACCCCGCCTACACCACGGCCCAGTACTACAAAAGACTAAGCTCGGCCAAATTCGCGGATCTTGCCCTCCAGCGAATGACGGAGATTTCCCCCTATTCCCCTTTTAAAGTCCTTGTTGGCGACAGCCCCCAACTTCGCCAAACCGTTTCAGGAATCGTCGGTGGCCTGGTCGAGGACGCCCCTTCTTTTGCCCTCCTCGCCCTGGGCTCGACCCTTCCTCTAAAACTCCTGGGCCGCACCGGCAAACTCCCCCACCTCCTCACCGACTTCCAGCGCGGTATGGCCAAATACGGCTACACCACCGATGACTGGGTACGTTTAACCAAAATCGAAGAAGAGATCCTCAAGGCCGGCGGCGACACTACTGCCGTAGCAGGCGCAATCCGCGCCCCCCTTGTCCAGCTCGTCGAGGACGGTATCAAGGCCCTCCCCGACAAATCCTCCGCCTGGAAATTCCTCGACAACGTCCACGAGGAGCTCGTAAAAGGTGGCCCCCTCGACGGCGAGCTCACCGCCGGAATCTACGACTCTCTCGTCCAGGCCCGAAACGTCCTCTATAACACCCAAGGCGTCAAATTAACCCCTGCCGCTCAACGTGCCCTCATAAACATGGCCGAACCTGTTGCTGACCTCGGCCTGGCCGATGCGCTCCTGGTCGTAAAAGGCGGTATCCCGAGCGCTGGCCCCAACACCAGCGCCCACCTCGCCAAGCTCCTCCACGACTTTTGGGACGAGTGGCAACACCACCCCAAC